GGTGCCAAGGCAAAGACCGCCTATACCGCACAAGTTTCGGAATCAACAGATTCAACAGGTACATATTATGTAGGCATACATCCTATGATTAGCCAGGCGGTAGCAGGGAAACTACTCGATAAGATCGCAACGGATATAGTTTGGAAATCAGAGGTAAAAATTACTACGCATACTCGCTTAGACTTTGTAGGAACCAACCCTGACGGAAAAAAGACCTATGTTGAAGTGAAAAATGCAATGATTAGTGTATCAATAGCAGAAAGACCTACACGGCGGGCTGTGTTTCCAGAGGGATTTCGTAAGTCTAAGACTGAGCCGGTCAGTCCACGGGCAGTAAAGCATGCCGAAACACTAGCAGAGCTAGTGAAGCTACCTGACACACAAGCCGCCTACCTTGTGTTTATTGTGCCGCGTAACGATTGCGGTGGGGGATTGGAACTTAATAAGTTGGATCCGATTTATTGTGACGCAGTGGCAAAAGCCGTGGCGGCGGGCGTCCAGGTGCGCGTATTTGGACTGGCGTTTCAGTTAGACGGCGGAATCGTGTTTGATAAGGAACTGCCTTTTAGCATTCCACCCTATCAAATTGCCACCTAAAAAATTGACAGAAGGTAAACTAGTCATCAAAACAGGCATTCCCTTGTGATGACTGCGGAGTCTCCAGAGCAAATTGATTGGGAATGCTGTGTATGCTATAAAAGTGGGACAAGAATGGAACAAGTTTTATTGAAAAAGTGTAGCCATTCTATGTGTGTTGCTTGCTTTAATGGAATAATCGACGCATCACCCCACTCAAAAAAGGATTATATCAAATGTTTGAGGTGTCATGTGGATGTACCAATAGCCTCAGAGCCGAGCAGGTGGACTGAAGCACACATGCGCAACTGGGCGGAATGGCTTCAAGAAAATCGCCAAATAATGAAGAATATTGAAGGTATGTTGTCAGAAACAAACGATGAGGAAAGGAAAGAAATGCTTACCAATCAGCTTGAAGATATAAAGATAAGCTTTCCGAACTGGATGAATACACTGAAGGATATGGCGGATGATTGGGGGCAGTGGGAGAAGTACGAAGCACTTACGCATAATTATCAAACTGCTTAACTACGTCGCCGACGCGTTCCTGAAGAAACGCAAGAGCAACAAACGTAAAACCTGCCTAATTAAAGAAAATTGAACTTAGAAACCCAGCCCGAGCAATCCGCATAAATGAACGTTGTACCAACTCTACGTTCAAAATCCCCAGGAGAAGCAGCACGTCTTATTGGCAACGCAACACAGTACATTAACGACAGCAATTTCATTAATGTGCTGAACCAGTACGATCTGAATAGCAAAAAGAATGATGCGCGTATCGCTCAGCAACTGAATGCTTTCATAGGCATTCCTGGACTAAGCGTTAAAGTCCAGCAGTGGCTTTCCTCATAATTATATAATATATTGGAATGCTGATATAACTCAAACCGCCTCGACCATCTGGACGTGAGCGTTTGCGCGATTCCGTGACGCGTAGTATACGCGCATAAGAAGCGCAATCAAATCAAGTCCAAGAATAGGTCCGTAATTAATCAACAATGCCTCATTACCGTTGAGAAGCGCATACGCAAAAGCAAATATTGTAGCAATAAGCATTACAATTTTTTCTGGTAGATTCCATACATTCGCATTTTTATTTTTGTAATTTGCGTATAATTCAGGAACATAGCATACTATATATAATACAGATGCTATATTCATTAAATACTCATATTGAGTATCTTCCATACAAACTGTATAGACAAATCGTTAAAAAACGTTTAACCGAGTACAACAAATCAATTTTATATAAGGTCGATTTTAAGAGCTTGGCGCCGCTGACTTCAGGAGCGCCAGAATATCCTTCATATTCTGCTTGAGTTCACTGACGTCAGACTTGAGCGCCTCAAGCTCAGCGGAGTTGCTTGAGCTAGTAACAGCAGCAGCAACCGCCGCCGCCTTCTCCGCCTTACGTACCTTCTTCTCGGAAAGGGGCGTCTCACGCTTCTCAATCGCCTTGAAAATCTGCTTCTCGTTGAGACCCGTCATCTCAACAATCTCCTCGACCGTCTTTCCTGCCTTATGGTTGTGGTACGCCATGTTCTTGAGGTAGGCAACAACACCACCAACCGTACGCTGATGTTCGTTCGCAATCGTTTCAAACGTCTTCTTCTCGGCAACTTCGGCGGCTAGCTTGGCAATCTCCTCCTCGGTCCACGGCTGTCCCATACGCGCAGGGTACTTCTCAGGGTTCTCTTGAATCAGTTTCGCAAATGAAGCCATAGTAAGTTATGCCTTCCACAACTCAGCAAAAAATCGGCGTCAAATTTTTTGACTTAAATCCACCTAGTAAAGAGTTTGATAATGGCATCTATCATCGAACAAATTCATACTCTTCTTGTCAATGTTACAAATATACATAATCAACTAAATTATATGAAAAAGATAACGGCGATTACGCCACAAAATGAGGACGTTCTTCACGAAACGGAGATAGAATTCCGAAAACTCAAGCGGTGTTTTGAGACAACAATGTGCGGGACGATTTTTCCGTTTGGAACTGAATATGTCTATGTATGGCAATTAGAACAGGGGAAATATTATGTAGGATATTCGGAGAATCTATCACGCCGCCTTGACGAGCATCTGACGGAGGAGGGGGCAATATGGACGAAACGCTACAAGCCAGTTTCGATTGTAGAAATTGTTCGCGGCGGAGTGGAAATAGAGAAGAAGAAAACTCTAGAATACATCAGAAAGTATGGATTCGAGAATGTTCGTGGGGCGGGATGGTGTAAATTAGAGTATAAGGTGACTCCGCCAGAGGTGATACAAGCACTGACGGCAACAAAGCCTTAGGACCAGTCGATAAGAATTCCCTTTTTAAGAGTACGAGTATTCAGCCCTGTATCAATCCACGTCTCTTGTAGGGTCACTTTACAATCGGGGCACTTTACCTGAATCGCCGCAAGCACTTCCTCGTCCGTGACATACATAAGATTTGCGTTGTGCTTTTCGTGTTGAATGGTGCGACTCTCAATCATATAGGAGGTCTTTCCCATATACGCCTGGTCTTCAATTGTTGTTAGAAGTTTCTTTGTAATCAGGTCAAGCATTTGCTGCTTTCGCTTTTTGGGTACACTTTGTAAATAATCACGGGAAAAGGATTTATTCTTCTCCATCTTATTCATAATGTAGGTTTGTTTATTTTCAAAATAAATTAACCGAACGTCATTTTTTCTTTAACCTAGCCCTAAAAATAGAAGAATGTCAAATACGGGGCGCGATGCATCCGATTTAACGGCTCTAAAGCGCCGGCGTACAATATACGCTGATAAGGTAATACAACTTCAAACCCTACAAGATAATTTAAAAAGCTGGGTTCTACTGGAGGGTGGGCGTCGTAGTGGTGCCCCAGATGAGAATATTCGTGTATCTATGGCGGCAGGACAGGTTGAAACAACAGTGGCTGAGCAACAAAGTTATATTACAAGTGTGAATAATTTAGTACCAGGTGCGCCATCAAATACAGTTCCCGACCCGCCAACGGCTGTTTCGGCGGTTGGAGGTAACGCCCAGGCAACCGTCAGTTTCACACCACCTGCAAATAATGGCGGAGCAGCAATTACACTTTATACGGTAACATCATCGCCTGGCGGATTTGTAGCAACTGGAACTTCTTCACCGATTATTGTACCTTACTTAGCAAACAACACATCATATACATTTACGGTTGTGGCAACAAATACTGTTGGAGATTCAGTAGCGTCTTCTGCTTCAAATAGCATTACAACAACAACGCCTTCATCCTCTGCTCCAACAATTACAGGAATAAATCCACTAACAACATCGTTTATTGTTACATTCACTGCTCCGGCTTCTTTTGGTACAATTACGAACTACGAATACTCGCTAGACGGAGGTGCTACATTCACTGCGCTTTCACCTACAGACGCAGTATCGCCCATTACTATATCATCGCTGACTTCTACAACCACATATAACGTTGCTATTCGGGCTATAAACAATGTGCCCCAAACGGGTGACCCCTCAAATATAGTCCCTGTTGCTACAACTTCATCACAAGTAACAGTAACATTCTCTGATCCTGGTTCAACAACATGGACCGCACCCGCCAATGTACGTTACGTTCAGTATCTATGTGTGGCTGGAGGTGGTGGTGGTGGCGCGGCGTATTCCAAGATAAATGTCCTAGGTACAGTCCCCGTTCAGTCTACACCGCCGGCAAGTGGTTACTGGATTTATAATGGTGCTACAGCTGGTAATTATACAAATGGGCGGATGTATAATGGTGCCACCATTGGTAATGTAACATTCACTGATCCGATACAATGTACGACAAGTGCTGATTTACAACCTACGGGCACATCGTTTGCATCACAGAAATGGTATTCAGCATATGAACTTGTGTACAATCTCTCAAGTCCTTTACCTACAGTGACAAACTTTGGATATCCTGCCTTCAGTCTTGTACCGTCATACATGGATAATGTCAGTGGAGGCGGTGGTGGTGGCGCAGCCGGTGCGGTGAATGGCAGTTTCACTGCTACAAGTTTCTATTCAGTTGTGCCTCGTACCCCATATACAGTCATTGTTGGAGATGGAGGTGCCGGCGGTGTTGGTGGTCCAAACTCAGAAGCAGCAGGTACAAAGGGTGGTGACTCTACATTTGATGTAGTTACAACAGAGGGTGGATCTGGAGGACAGCCGTCGCGTGTTCTCACAAGCAATACAGATGGTTACAATAACGGTGGAAGAGGACAAACAACCACGACCAATTTGATTGGTGGATATGGAGGAGCTGGTGCAGGTGGCGGAGGAGGACAAGGACTCTCCAGCACACCTGGAAGTGGAGGCGCTGGTAGTTTGGTTGGACCCAATTTTTCAGGTGGTTACTGTTATGGTGGTCCTAGTGGAACGCCAAATATTGTTGCAACCGGCGTCACAACGCCAAATATTGGCAAGGGCGGATCTGGTACGGGTGCAACAGTCAATAGTTACGCTTCAGGTATTAAGGGTGGCACGGGTGTCGTTATTATAAAGTATTATATTTGAACACATTGGACTACAGCCCGAAGATTTTATTCAAAAACCGCACACGTTGTACGATTTTTAAACAAAATATTCATATAATATATAAATGGTGTCATTCGTATACACAACGCCAACAACCTTAGCGGTAAATGCAACAAGTATTTCACTTACAGGTGTATCAGGCAATCTAGGCACATTTTATTTCGGCATTTGGTTAAATGGGCATTATTATACGAATAATACTTCATTTACGACCCCGCTTCCCTCTACATTTACTCTTACTATTAGCGATTATGTAAATGTTGATTCTCCTTTTAATACCTTAAGTTCTGAACTACCAAATCATCTTAATACCTATACAAGTTTATTTTATAGTATAGATAAAGTTAATTGGAATTTTATAGGTGCTAGTCCTCCATGGAGTTTAAACTATCCTACAGATCCAATTCCTCCAGGAAACACCGCCACATTTGCTATCCTTGCTGGTGGCGGCGCTCCCTGCTTCACTAAGGGAACAATGATCCTTACTCCCAAAGGTGAGAAGGCAGTAGAAACGTTTAAAGATGGTGATAAGGCTATTACGAAGGATGGTCGTAGCGTAATAGTTAAAGTCTTCAAATGCCGTTTTGCTAATACAAACGAAGAGACTGCGCCTTTCCACATTGCTAAGGGCGCGCTAGGTAAAAACTGTCCGCCAAGAAATATTTCTTTATCAGCCAGACACGCTATTCAGGATGCCCGTGGCATTTGGCAGATTCCGAAGTTCTTGGCGACCCACAACAGCGGAGTTCAACAGTACGGAGTAGGCGAACCTGTAGAGTATTACCACATTGAGTGCCCAAACTTCTTCACGGATAATCTAGTAGCAAACGGAGCAACAGTCGAATCATTTAAGAATCGTCAAGGATCCTCAGGCGTTGTTTATAGTTTTGACAAATCTATCAAGGGGTGGATACGTAATACAGAGGAAAGCATTCATCCGGTACCATATAATCCAACAACTGCGATGATTTACGCTTAAGAATTATGTAGCCCACGACAACGCTTGCGGATTTATACGTTCAGTAAGTCGATTGTCTCGCGCATTATACTCAATTTCCGTCCATATACCTAAGACCCGTTCATAGGTCGCATTTCCAAACATGCCTGACATACGAACCTTGACTCCATCGCGGTCCATATTTACCGCCTTAAAGATTTCAGGATAATCGTCGACATCGTTCAAATCGGGCAATTCACATTTACTCAACCCCTCGTGGTCTTCAACCCATATTGCTAAGTGGAGCATAATTCGCTGTTTAAGAAGTAGTCCACGAAAATAATCACGCCATAACATATTGCCGTCTTATTCAATAAGACTACAATATATCATTTTTTTTAGCCAAAATTAAGCATAAATCATTGCGGTTGTAGGTTCCGTTGGAATAGGATAATTATCTCCCTTCATACTACGTACCCAACCCCCAACAGATGAACTATACGTATAAACAACGCCTAAAGAGCCTTGGCGGTTTTTAAATGATTCAACAACAGCACCATTTGCTACTAAATTATCTCTATAAAAGTCAGGACATTCAATGTGGTAATATTCTACAGGTTCTCCTAAGCCATATTGTTTTACATCGGGTATATGTAAAGCTAAAAATTTAGGGATTTGCCATTTGCCATACATATCTTGAATAGCGTGGCGCCCTGATAAACAGATAGTTTTAGGCGGGCAATTTTGCCCCAGAGAATTCGCAGCAATCGAAAATGGCGCATTGTCTGTATTTGTCTGTTTCACTGTATAATTAAACATAGTAATGGTTACTGTGCGACCATCGGCGGTCATTACATTATCACCAGTTTTGAGGGTTTCTACTGGTTTCTCTCCTTCTGGAGTAAGAATAAGGGTTCCTTTTGTAAAACAGGGCAAACCGCCAGGGACCGGTCCAGGAGGATACAGTAAACCAAGTAAATAAGTTTGTGCGTCGGGATTCTGCATAAGTACAACATTATTTCCATTATTGTAAGCAGTACAGGCTGTAACTATACTACCACCTGGAGGAGTTATTACCGATCGAACAGCATGTGTAGTGTATATGATGTTTAAGGCGCCAGATCCGTCAGACGCAAAGAGAAAATCTCCTGTTATATTTGTTGTCAGTCCAGCATATGGACCTGATATACCATAGGTATTCACTAACGTCCAAGACGTTCCATTATCTGTACTTTTATATATATTTTGATCTTCATTATTAAATACAGCATATAAAACACTACCGTTGGTATTACTCGCAACACGGGTAGGTAAATACGGATTTGTTGAATAACTTGGAATTACATAGACATTCGCCCAGGTAGTGCCTCCATCGGCAGACGTATAAATAACCGCCGCCGCATTTGTTGTCATAATAAGATTATTTCCTGTTGAATCACAGGCAATCTGATAAACATTGCCAAAATCGTAACCAGGAAAAAATGGACCTGATCCTTCTGGATTTGTGGGGTAACCTGGTAAAGGATTATTTGGTAATGGCTGTCCTGCCTGAACTATATAATTCCAGGTCGAACCTGAGTCAGTAGATTTCAAAAGACCATTTCCTAAATCGGCACTATATACAATAACACCATCAGAACTACATGCAATGGATGTACTTGCGCTGTTAGTATAGACATAGTTCCAACTAACGCCAGAATTCGTTGATTTTAAAACACCAGACTGTCCTCCTCCAGGAGCAACAACACTCGCATAAAATATAGTTCCATTCGTATTTGCCGCAAATCCTCGCACTCTTGTAAAATCGTAATCGTCAAGTGTACTAATATCGGTGCTCTGAATTAATGTAAGTGTTGTTGTCATCACCTATAAATAGTCTATATTTAAATACCTACAGCGGAGCGTAAAGCCTCCCAATATTTCGCAACCTCGTAACGATAAATATCAAGAATAGTTGGATTTGACATATCTCGAAACGTCCAAGAACTATCTTTATACTGGGGATAATTTGCAAGAAGCCACGCGTCAAACGATTCACCGGCAAGTTCACGAATCACCCAGCAACCGGATACATACTCGCTTCCGTGACCGTTTCCTTCAATACCGCGTAAAAAAGGACCAAATCGAACTGTATTTGCAACTTCGAGATCTTCGGGTTTTTCGATAGAAAAATGCCAATGGACGCCTGACATATCATCCGCGTGTGTGTCAATTCCATTTAGTATCTGGTCGTCTTTCGCCTGAAATACGTAAAAATCCAGACCCTCTAAGGGAATATGCTTGTACCAACTATGGAGTGTCTGGAATCGTTGAAAATCTTTCAATAGTTGGTCCATTTTATATAGGTCAACATAATATCTCCTCTAAATTATTCCGCATCTACCCTTTTTTGAAAGTAATCCTCTACAATTGTTGGAGGGGGTGGCGGAGCAGGTATTACAGCAATGACGTGTTCCATAGGATCTAATGAATAAACACCAACATAATTACGTAAATAATTTAACTGACTGTATATAAATTCTAAATCTTTGAATGTGAGAGTGACTGTTGCCATTTTTATAAAGTCTGAGAAATAATCTCGGTATCTATTTTAGATGAATAATACACCGAAGCCTAAAGCGCCGCTCAGACGTCTCATGACGCTAGGCGCAAATAATAATGATAATCTGAGTAGCATCAGCAATCATAATAGTAATAGTGACAACAATGACAATAACGACAACAACGACAATGTAAGTTATGACAATGTGGATAAAGCGTACAGCACTTCGCGTTCATTAACAAGCAGCAATTTTTATAATAAAAATCGGAGCACAACAGCGCCCCGAAATAATAGTACAAATAACTATTTTAATAATTTAGACCGTTTGAGCCCGAATACATCCTATAGTTCCGTACATTCATTCAGAACAAATAATGCGCCAGGCAATAATACACCGATTAACAAAGATTACAATAAAATGATGACAAAAGGATTAATGGGTGTGAAGGTAAAGCAGAACCGTAAGAGCCGCCGCGCTACCCGGCGTAAAACACGTAAAGCGAAGCGGACACGTAAAGCGAAGCGGACACGTAAAGCGAAGCGGACACGTAAAGCGAAGCGGACACGTAAAGCGAAGCGGACACGTAAAGCGAAGCGCACTCAATCTCGCAAGTAAATAGATGGAATATACACCGTTAAAGTTGGCAGACGGAAACGTAAAAACAAATACGTATTACGAGTTCCCCACCCCGCAACGCACGAATTTTGTAATAAAAGTTGGTGCGTGGATTAAAAAGATCGTGAAATTTATTACAACGCCGCCAAATTAGCGGCGCTGACGCGGCTCATCAACAAGGCGCCGACCGTCCCCATTACAATCACAGCACATTACTGATTCTACAATCATCTCCCACCCTTTCCCGCGGCATCGGTCGCATACCACCTTCTTTACCGAGTCATTGTCGCAGGTACGGCACCACTCTTTCGTGGACGGATAGAGCCACCCCTGCCCCTTACAGTGCTTACAATCAACCCACCGAGGCATTAACACAACTTTGTTAGATAACTTAGGAAAAAACGCAACCAATGGTTTCATTTTTTTCATCAAACATCATAAAAATTGACATCTAGCCCAGCCGCTATAGCAGACAGCATTCTCACAATGCAGATCTTTGTGAAAACGCTAACCGGCAAGACGATTACGCTAGATGTTGAGCCATCGGATACGATTGAAGGTGTCAAGGCGAAGATTCAGGACAAGGAAGGCATTCCGCCCGATCAGCAGCGTCTCATCTTCGCCGGCAAGCAGCTAGAGGACGGTCGCACACTCAGCGACTACAACATCCAGAAGGAGTCTACGCTCCACCTGGTTCTGCGGCTCCGTGGTGGCTTTTAAACCCATAAAAAAATTGAAACTCTTTTTCACCGTAAAACACACCGCAACAGAATGGAACACGCACAGAATGGAACCCTTATCACCGACATTGAAGATTACTGTAAATCCCTACCTATTGATTATAAATGGCGAGATTTAACAATGCCCGTAAGCCAACAAGACATCCTACGTCCGATCCTTTACGAGATGCTTGAGCTGTTAGAGCAGGGCATCCCTAAAGAACAAGTATTTCGTGAGCTCCAAAGGAAACATCATATCAGTATTAAGCCGCGGCATTTTACCCAAGTGTACCTTGCCGAGCAAGAGTTAGGACTCATGAAGCGGAACCATCTCTTGGAGAATGCACTGATTACTAGTCGCTGCCGAGGTGTTTCGGGTGTTTCCGTCGTCACCATCTTCCTTTCACCCTATCCCAACGGACAGAAGTTCACATGTAAGTGGAATTGTAATTACTGTCCGAATGAGCCAGGGCAGCCGCGGTCGTACCTTTTCGGCGAGCCAGGCGTTCTACGTGCGAACCAAACTGGCTTTGATTGCGTCAAGCAAATGCTTGCGCGCATCAAAGCGTACCAGGTAAACGGACATCCGACCGATAAATTTGAAGTTCTCATCTTAGGTGGCACGATTCACTCATACCCCAAAGATTACCTAGAACAGTATATGCGAGATATATTTTATGCGGCAAATATTTGTGCGGATGTTGACGATCCGCCAAGAGAGCCATTCACACTCGCTCAGGAGAAGCAAATCAATACAAATAGCCAGCACCGTGTGATTGGTGTTACAGTTGAGACACGACCGGATTGTATCACCCCAGAAGAGCTCCAGCATTTCCGCCGATGGGGTGTCACACGGGTCCAAATTGGCATTCAGCATACGGATGATGAAATCCTAAGACAAGTGAATAGGGGCTGTAGCCATAAGCACACCGTAAATGCTCTAACCCTACTGCGCGATAGTTGCTTCAAGGTGGATATTCATATTATGCCAAACTTACCAGGCGCCACTCCAGATAAAGACAAGGCAATGATGGACGTGGTCCTCACAAGTCTTCATCCAGACCAGGTAAAGGTGTATCCTTGCGAAACAACACCGTTCACAAAGATTTTGGAGGATTACAAAGCGGGTACTTATGTTCCTTACCCAGACAAGGACCTAGAAGACGTTATCATCTATTGGAAAACCCGCGTCCATCCGTGGATTCGCAATAATCGTATTGTAAGAGATATTCCGAATCAGTATATTGTAGCGGGCGTGAAGACAAGCTCGCAGCGCCAAGATTTCCAGAAAGCAATGAGTGACCGCGGTCTCACCTGCCGCTGTATTCGTTGTAGAGAGGCAGGGCGCCACGACGCCGACCCAGCCACCGGCAAACTCGTAGTTCGTACATATTCAGCCCAGAATGGAACGGAGTACTTTATTTCGTGGGAGTCGCCTGACGAAAAAGTACTATTTGGCTTTCTACGCCTTCGTATTCCCCAATATTCCACAACACACAATGTATTTCCTGAGCTCGCTAACACCGCCCTAATCCGTGAGCTTCACGTCTATGGCAGAACGTTTGCGGTCGGCGACCAGGCAAAAAACGGTAAGAGTGGTAACACCCCTATAGCCCAACATCTAGGTATCGGTCAACGACTCCTTGTAGCGGCAGAGAATCTTGCGAAGTATGAAGGATACGATAGACTGGCAGTCATTTCGGGCGTGGGCGTACGTAATTATTATGAGCGGTTTGGCTACCATCTTGACGCAGGCAACGGTGAGTTTATGGTGAAGTCGTTGAAGGAGCCAACGTTCTACGAAATGCTCGTCCAATTCCTTGGCACTCTTCACATTTGGTAGGTTCAATAATATGAACGTAACTGCAGCCACCACATTCATGGCACCGAGGCATCTTTCCTTGACATAGTGGGCACTCTTTTTTGACAAGCGGATAAACTGTACCCTCTCCTTTACATGTTTCGCATATAGGTAATAGAGTTGCAGACGGATAACATAGATTAGAACCCGTATACGACATTCTAATCTAGAAAGTAAAAAAACCGTATTACGGCGCCGCGGGACCAATATACGATTTGTCTAGCATAACGGTCTTATCTTTCGCGACGTTGACCTTGGACCAACCAGAGCAGGAGTACGCCCAGTTTGGAATATTTTTATCTTTGTAGAGTCCGGTAGCGCCTTGTAAGTAAGAAATCGCAGAGTCAGGAATACAAAGGTTATCCATTCCCATACATACAGGTACGCCAACGCCGCCGGCAGCCGCACCGTAAGCGGCAGATTCACGCGCCCCTGTCTTATATAAAACAACCCCTGGAATCTCTTTGGGGCACGCAGCCGTTGCCATCATTGTGATAGCACCGCAGAGTTGCTCGCCGTCGGCAAGCGGACCCGCCAGTTTACAGTAGTTGGACTTATCGGCATTGTCAGCCGCGGTACAATCGTAATCATCCATATCAGGATTATTTAAGCAGCATTTTCCAATACTGGCATAATTTGGTAAGGAACCGGGGCAAGATGCCTGTTTTGTTGTATGATTATCCATAATCAGGGAGGAGCAGAGGGGTAGAATGTGGTGCCGGTTACGCGGGTCAACTGTATTAGGACGGAACGCACAGAGTGCCGACTCATCGGCAACTTCGCACGTATGAGTGTAGGGATTAATTGCGCCGCGGCAGCAGAAACTTTCACCGCGCTTGTCGGTAAAGAAGTTGTAGCCACCTGTGGGGCAGCGCGGATTGTCAAGTAAGGGCGATGCGAACCCTTCAATCGAGCGCGACATCATCTGGACGCACTTGCTAATGAGCGACTTATCGTCACGGAGAACAATCGTAAGAACTGCTGCAAGAATAGCAAATACGAACACGAAAGGAATCCATTTAGAGTTCATCCGACTACCTTACTATTTCGTTGGATTTTGATTGGCAGGCGGGCACCACCACCAACGAGGCATTTTAATAGACCAGTTCTTTACAAACATCCAGAAACTGCCGTGGGGCTGACTATACACAAACAGCGCATAGTAAAGTATAGTACATATGAGTATGAGCACAACACCGATTGCCAAAAAGTAACTTCCTACCCTTTCTATATCGCCTGGCTGTATACCGGGATTTTGATTCTGGGGATTTAGATTATTGATAGCATTTTGCATTTTCATCATATGGGTCATGGGCGGGGGTCGTCCGTCGCCGTCAATATAAACTTTATCACCAATAATATCCTCGTCTTCGTCGAGTTTATAGCACTTTAATGCAGTTTCTTCTTCATTGTCAGCAAGCACAGGCGCATATCCGGCAGATTCGGCACCTGTAACAGGATCGTCGCAGTGTGGGGCACCTTTTTGTAGATAATAATCAATATCTTCTTCGAGCGGCTTGGCACACGTTCGTCCGCCTGTTTCGCTCATTTCGCTCATTTCGCTCATTTCGCCTATCTCTTATTACGGGTTGGGACATAACATTTTAGGAATATTAGATATACTGGGAAGTGAAATTCCCGCATGCTTCGAACTTATGTCCCATTCTTTGTGTATCAAAACATCAACGTAATTACCATATACGAAACGTTGGATGAAATACGCAATAGCCGCACAGACCACAAGACCCAATAAAATACCAAAAAATATACTCAAGCCACGTTCAACATCACCAGGCTCTATTTGTGTGGGCGCTGTTCCTGCTATACCGGGGTCTATTTGCCCTAAATCCATTGTTTTCAAGTCGTTTTGGGTCTTCGAGAGCTCCTGGGCAAGAGTTGTTTTGCCACCACCAGCCCCCGTCCTATCAATACGAGGAGTGCCGCCACCACCAGGACGAATACGGTTACACGTCATAGAATTAATAGGAATACCTTTGGAATTTTTCACAATTGCCGGCGCAATAGCGTCTCCCGCCTCAATGACGACGTTTGTAATACGTGTTGTAAGTTGGGTGAAGCGCGCCGTAGAGGGTTCATTCATACAGGTGGGCGGTTTAACAAGTTGTTCGAGCGGCGTATATTGATTCGCACCAGCGGGGCGAGGCTTTCGCGCAAGTTGTGCATTAAACCGGTCAAAATCGGCAACCGTCATACCAATCGAATTCTGGCACACCAGATACTTCATAACATTTGTTGGAGATACAGGAATATCATTACAGGATTTGAGTGTATCGGTTGTGCTTAATCGTAGCATAAAGTTGAATCCGTTATAGGCAAGAAAGGTTGGTTTAGGTCCTAAAATAGAGCCAAGCGTAGGGCGATTGCCTGTTACACCGGTACCGAGGGTAGCAAAGTATTTTATAGATTGCGGATTCATGCGAATGCCTGATTCAACAGGAATACACATCATAATAGGTAATTGAGTAGTACTTGAGGATTGAGAAGGATTGTATATGATAACAAGTTCGGCATCACATACTTTTGTTTCACGCGCAATTTTATGTACGCCAGGAATACATAGATACGATTGGGCTAAATTATACATATATCCGTTGAAATGTATGGATGTTGTTGGATTTTCGTTGATGTTGAAGAAGAAATCGACGGGACCCGTATAATTTCCTGGACCAGGTAGTTTGGAAATTATACGTAATTTACTTGTAGGACTATCAGGAATCGTAGCAAGGTTCAAGCCTGAGGGAAAATTCGCGGGAGTTTCCCTACAGGAGAAATAGTTGTCAGCAAGGACGCTCATCCTGTGCCTGTCTCTGATTTTCCTATGGTTTTTAGTACGACCTCCCAACTGACTACCAACTATACGGGTAAATAGCGAGGGGTAGCGTAGCGGAAGACGTTTGCGGTGTACGATTGCCCTAATATAGGTACACCGACGGAGTCACCGGTAATAATTTCGTCACATCCGTTGTCGTCATCGCAATTACGGCGTTTGAATTGTAATGGGACCTGTACGGGATTCATTCCGTCGGTACGGGTATAGTAGTTCCAGCGGTCTCGGTTGGTTGTGAGTTTACGACCAAATAAGGGTAGTATTGTACGATTGGGGGAGGCGGACATATTTGTGCCACCGGGTGCTGTAAGAACGCCGATTTGCTGGTATGTATCGGGGTAGCCTTGTGTTTGGACGTTGATAGGTATCATAGCACCTACACCGGCGGGGATAGGAGGTGAGACAAACCCAGGGTCGGGTGGTGTATAATAGGATTGTTCGGGTGCAAGGGGAGAAAATCGAGGGTCGCCGGTACCACGGGTAGATTGCGCCCAGGGACCTAGTGGTCCAAGGGGTCCTAGCATAGCAGTGACACCACCGCCAAGACGGGGCGCCGTTTCTCGCGTAGGAACTACGGCAACTTTCTCTTCAGGTGGTGCGCGATAGACGGGCTTTTGTGCTGTCCCCACCCCAGCGGATGTCTGGTTCCATAAAAACGCAAGAAAGCCAAGTACAATGACAACAATACAAATAACGCAAAAGATTGTGCCGGCATCCATACATAAAACTCCAGGCGGACATACGGCACCGCCAATACCGCCACCGCGCATTTTGAGTTTACCTAATCCGCGTGCCATCCTCTGTTGTTCCTTACGATTTTGGTTTTTGTGACTGAATATATTCACGTGCCAAATCCATAGGGGACATTCTACTTACACGCATCGCATCGGTAAAGAAGGTCGGATTGAGTACTTTCGCAGAAAGACGCTGTATAAGGGTAATCACACGGGAAATTGTTGCCTGGTCCATCTGAGGAAGGGCTGCGCGAACTGCCCGTTCGGCGGTCGATACATCCTCTTCTGTGAAACCCTCGTACATCATAATCGTGCGACGAGCGTAGTAGGTATAGAGAAGTGCCGCTGTTAAAAGTGCGGTAAGTACAAGAAATGCGATGAATATACGCATTATTTACATTTCCGTGCTAATTTAATTTGATTCTTTTCGCAAAATATCAAATTATATCAAATTACATCGCCAAATTTAGTTTGTCTGTGCGCCATCGCCAAAGTATCCCTTAAACATATCCATCATCTGCTTACCGTCATTGATGAGGGGCTTGAGGGTCGCCAGTGTACCCATTAACTGCTTCTGTGTCGCCATCAACTCCTGTGTATCCTTCGACATCGAGGCAATCTGGTCGGGCTTGAGCGACTTATAAGCATTCATGAATGTAGTGCCGGCATCAAGGTGGTAGTCCTCATCGTCCGCCTCATTTGGCAGCTTATACTTCTTACCAAGTGTTAGAAACTCAGCACGGTCGCCGTTATCGGGAGGCGGATTCTTTAACTTCTTCACGTCCTTTTTCACTTCCTTCTTCACCTTCTTTGTTTCCTTCTCCATTTCCTTCTCCTCCTTCTCCTCCTTCTCCTCCTCGAAGCCCTCTACACGTACCATAGGAGTCCGGGAATAGTAGAGTGCTACTAAAGCGACAAGGGAACCGAGTAAAGCGCTAACAAGTATATTACCATTTGTTAAAACGTAGAGGATAAGGGCAACGCCGGCACCAAGACCGACTGTTTCGGGCTGACCGTTGTATAGAATATAGGTAGAAACAACCGCGAAAAGGATATAGCCTGCTGTAGATTCCGTATTACCTTTTACCAATGAACGAAGCGACTTCATTCGTATGACTCTAATGTGCTGCGAGATTTTCGTTTATAGACCAAGGGCGGATGCGCTCAATTTATAAAGAGTGAAAAGTACACCGGCGAAAATAGACTTGGCAATAAGTCCGAGCCACGAAAGTTGTCCGCCAAGGGAGAACGCCCAGGTGGCATACTTACTTAAGAAGGTCTGGAGTACCGGGAGTGATAATGTAAACATCAGTACAGCAACAATCAGGGGGTCGATAAGTCCATCTAGAACATTAGACCATACGTTCTTCTTGGGCGCAGGTGCATCATCATAAGGAACAAAGTTCGGCTGCTGCTGCTGCTGCTGTACCATCATAGGAACCTGACCGTTCATTCCACCCATAGGCATCATAGGCATTTGCTGTTGCATCTGTGGCATCATCTGAGGTGGTGGCATCTGCTGCATCATCTGGGGAGCTGGCGCACCATTTGCTACTTCGGCGCCAGACGCGTTCATGTCGCGTAGGATTTCCGCCATACGGCTCGCATCCGCCGCATTTGGTATATTACCCGAATCTAATGCATCAATGGGGGTACCGCCGTTTTCGGGAGCGCCAGACATTGGGTTTAGACTGGAAGCAGAGAATCGGGGCATTTTAAAAACGCACAAATTAACCAGTAGCCACAAACGACATTGTATCTACTACAGTTGTTTTGCTATCTTTGGGCGGGCACTCAATTGCTTTTGCGTCAAATTCTACACACTTCGAGCCAAACTGATAGACAGAGCCGCGGATTTCATTGATAGGGGGACCTCGTATGACTAGGCAATCAGGTCCTTTACAAAGGGGGCGAAAGATGGCAGCAAGACCAAAGCCGAGGACAATGCTAATTATAGTAGCAAAACCAGGGCGGTCGATGATCTCCATAAAATTAAACATCCTTACTTTAATAGGAGATGAAGTTTTTTAGTAAACTCGAGTTTTTTCCCTTTCTATTTGGTCTTGCTCTAGGAATTTTCTGTGTTTATATACTCAAACCTGCCCCTATGGTGATTACAAAGTACCCTAATTTGGAGAATGTCAGCGAATTAGTGTATCGTGATAGAAATGGTGCCTGTTTTAAGTATGATACAAAAACGGTCGATTGCGATAAGGCAGAGGATCGTATTAAGCCTTACCCCCTTCAGTAGCATCGAATGGAATAATACGTCCCGAAAGCACTGTAGGCTCGGTGACAATACGATAAAGTTCGTTGTGAAACCGCGCATCGTTATGTGTAGCATAGTCCAGATCTTTTACTAGAAGTTCTGTTTCTGCTTTGATGTAACGCACAGGATACAGGGCAGCGCTTAATGCCGCTTCCGCTTGGACCATAGCAATCGTAGTGTTGGCAACATCGGTGGCAAGTGCGCTACGAATAGACGCCTGTCCTGGACCAACTGCGTTCCAGGCTTCTGTGGCAGTCAATAAGTCGGATTCGGCTTTATTTACGGCGTCGGATGCTAGCTTAACACGTTTCGTTTGTTCGTCACGCAGGGTTTTCATAGTTTCTTCGGCGTTAGCCCGGAGTTCTGGAAATTTGTCAAGGGTTCCAAGAATGACACACGCATCGACTGCTTTTGTCGGTGTTATAACTTTTTCGGGTGATGCAAGGGCGGCTTCGAAGTTCTCCTTATATTTGATAGGGTCAAGGACAAGATACGTGCCGCCACGCTGAACTAGATTTCCATAGCGAGATTTGTACCCTTTTAGCCAACTATCTAGGTCAGTCACTTTGCGGGGGTCGATTGTGCGTTTTGCGCGGGTTGCCATTCTTTTTTTCAGGGATAGAGAAAGAAGAAAAGAATGAATATGGCATTTACGATCGCAATGTTAATTTGTATGTTTTTATTGATGTTTATGATTCCATTCCTTGTATTTATGGGTTTAAGTTCAGCGCTCGGCACTCAGTCAAATGAATTACGTGTACTTGTATCGTTTTTCCTATTTGCGGGCATTGTTGTCTTTCTTGCATCCCTGGGTATCTTTGTATTAATGCAAAAGGAGGATTGCGGAAAGGTACAGAGCGTATCAAAGGCGGCAAACAATGCGGGTCTAGCGTTACTCATACAAGTAGGAACGCTTCTACTCGTATGGTTGGTATCACCACTACGTGGAGTTGTGACGAATTTACTACCACCGAATACGGATACAAATATCAGTGATGCGCTGGGATATGGTTATTTTGCCGGATTTGCGGGGGCGTTTAGTACATTAATCGGTGCAAGTTTCTCAGGAATGTGCGACTAAATTTTCGTAAGTAGGCGGCTGGTGTCCGAAGTAGACAAATTTAGGTATGCCGGACGGCTGAGGCTCTACGATGTAGTAACCGGGGAGTTGTTCCACGGGTGCCGGCACTGCGATCTTGGGTACACGGGGTGCACGTACACGGGGCGCAGATGGCGGTAAACTAGCCTCAGTATGGACAACTTGCGAGCCAGGAGCGACTTCGGTATAACGGAGTTCACTAATGGGTGTAGCTACGTGACCTTCGGGTGTGGAGTTTAGAACAACATTTGCGACAAAAACATTCCCGAGGCTGGCAAATGTATATGATAAGAACGCCCATACAATTGTAAACATCCAGAATGGAAATACGGTATTACGATGACTGCTATCGAGTCCAAATTCCTTCCACGTTCCATTATCGGGGTGAAACATCGTACTGGGACGTATATATAGCACAATTGCTACACCGACAATGTAAATGGCAAGAGCCAAATAAAGAACAGACATTCTTCCCTATTAACACCGTGAGATTAAGACCTACCGTAAAAACACACCTAAGTAGAATGAATTCACCTCCAAGAGCCCCACGTCGTCCGTTGCGTGTAGAAGACTTTGCGGTGCGCCGTAGAAACAATAGCCGCCGTACTATGAATGTGAATAATTATGCGGCGATTCAGTCGTTTGCGGAGTTAAACCAATTAGGTGCTCCGCCACCCCCAGGACAACTACCGGCGTGGTACACAGCGAAGGTAAACCAAGGCGTAGTACAAATACCTGCGGATAAGCGACAAAATGCGATGAATCTTGAAGATATTAATACAAATGAACCGATTGTACTTATTCATCAGCTAGGACAAGACTTCTTTTATCGTAAGGACAACTGGGAGCAGTGGATGCGGACACAACTTGCCCAATATCCAAATCGCCCCGTTGTAAATCCAGCAAATCGTGTACCGGTCACGCCGGACCAGATTACTATTCATACGGCACAGGTTCTAATAGGTGGCAAGCGAAGCAGAAAATCACGACAAACCCGTCGTCGAGCCAGTCGCCGGAACTAAGTCGGTAATATCATAGACCCGTCCACAATACTCACCATACTGTAAACCCTCAGCAACCCTTACAAATGACCATACAGGGCATTCAATCCCTTCACCACTTGTTAGAATCATAATATCCTCACCGGTCGCCGGGTCTAATATATATTGATAGTAATGCGGCTCCCGCCTTGCTATCAATCCGCCGTGAGTGACCGATTGGAAAATCCAAATCGTCGCGCCCATCTTTATCACATTCGATATATTTTATACGCTAAATAGACTAACAATCCTATGATAAGAATTGGTGTCAGCATCCACCCAACTGGTATAAAAAAGAGTAGTATACCTGGTAAGAAAATAAACACAAAAATTGTAAAAACGACTCCTAGAATCGCACTCATTTCCTATATTTAGTCAACATCTTCGTCTGCGGGCGCACGGTGGCTATATCCCTCTTCGGCAACCACAGCACGTACAGGCTCTCCCTCTGCCAAACCGGTAATATCACCAGAAAACTCGGGTAACCCCATGGCGGCGCGCTGTCCCCGTTCAAACTCAAAGAAGTCAGCGTCGTAGGAAAAGAGGTTTTTGAGTGTGCCAACCGCCCAGTCACCAATCTTCAGCGCCTTTTTACGTTTCTCAACATCGCGTAAATCTTTATCCAAATCATCGAATTTCTTAATAAAATACGCTTTTTCGAGCTCAGCACGTGCATTAATCGCTTCGGCAATTTGTGCGGTCGTTTTCTGATACGTTCCAATCAATTCAATTGTATTTATCATTGCGTCACATACCCAGTTAATATGAAATTTGGTCGCTTCGACTTTCTTCACCGAATCGGTCGCATCCGCATACATCGGCGATGTTTCAGAAAATAGCGCAAGCAGTCCATTAAATAACGACCATTGTATCATAAGACGGAATTCTTTGGGCGTTAGTTGGACGCCAGAGCGTATATCTGCGCCAATAACTGCGAGCCAGGCGCCAAACCACGCTGTAAATCGATCCAATGATGCCTGAATAATATCAATTGTATCCTGTGAATAGTCTCGGAGAACACTGCTTGCCTTAAGAACGGACGCAAACGATTTTGTCCAAATATTTACAAGGAGTCCGTTGTGATTGCGGCTGATTTTAGGAAACCATTTAGAACCGTTTGGATTTGTAATGGCGTAAAAGTAACGGATTTGCGAGCCTTCTTTGACAAATGTATCAATGTAGTTACGAAGAACAACGGAGCCATCCTGACTTACAGTCAGCGCGTCAAATAGTTTGCCTAAAAGTTCGACTGCCGCGCCCACTTTTGCGTCTGTGCCACGATAGACGCCGCTCATTCCGAACGTCCCGCCGATACGCTTTAAAAGTCGGTCGCAGCCCTGGACGCCAAGTCCGCTTGCCATCTGCGTCAGCAGCGAATTGAGCGACGAATCGTACGCCAAAGAAAACTGGTATAATTTCTCACTACGTTCTACGTCGACAAGTTTATCGTCAGCAATCACTTTCATAGCGTTAATAAACGCCCCCCAGCCCTCAGCAGCCGGCGGGAGCAACATACCGAGCGTTCCTCCAAGTCCCGTCAAAACAACGACCAAATCGTCGGTTACAATAGGCTCAGGCGGTGTAATTGCCTTGAAATTCTTCATCGCATTTTCGAGTCTACGGAATCCTACCTCGTCAAACGCAATGTTTTGTCGGCGCAGCCCATCCATCGCAATCTGTTCTCGCCGCGCATTCAATTCCTCAATCATCCGTTGACGACGACCGCCCATTTCACTAATATCACCGATTGTCAAATCCATGAGTTCGGCTGGCATAGCGTATTTACACCAACGGCATACATTGCTTACATTGAATTCGTGAATGCCGCCGTGGCGAGGACCACGGTAACAATACTGTAAAAACAGTTTATAGTATCCGCTACTGTCAAGTTCGGCTAAGTCACTCATACGCGTTGATGCCGACCAGGGTACATAGATATGCGAGCCGCAATTGGGCGCCGCGCTATCACGACGGGCAACAGTCGTTGCCGCCGCACTTTGTAACTCGAGCTCAGCAGATAGATTTTCCAGACCGAGCGAGGCTACGCCGACACCGACACGTCCTACATCGGCAAGGCGTCCAAAGCAGCAAACGGAGTCGGAACGCGGCGAGTTCTCTATAATGACCGCCGAGGCAACGCTCTCTTTATAAAACTGACCTACAAGCTGGGCGTTGAGTTGGTTGGTGCGCGAACGGACAAACGGTCCGATTTGGGCGACCGGCATTGACACGGTATCCGCCTGGAATTTCTTGACATTTTGGACGCTTCCCTCGGTTAATAATGAGCGGTCTACCTGCGCACTCATAGGACGGAACGCCGGCGGCAATCGGTCCGTTTCAGACGCCTTTACAACTTCGGTAGTCTCCTTCGCCTTTGCTATACGCAGCAACTCCTTATATGTATCTGTAATTGTTGTTAATGGCGCAGGTGTTGTTTTCTCGGTCGAAATACATAGAATCGACAAAAGCGTAAGTCGTACGGCTTTCTCTACCGCTATAAAGCGCTTCTTAATCTGGGTTTCAGGCGACCAGGTTGTGAGATTCCAGGGGGCGTCGTTGCGATAGATGCTCGCAATAGCACACTTCACATAGTTGAGCGCTCCGTCACCGGCAACCGCAGGGTCGTCACCGTCTAACGGGAATCCGGCACGAGAAAACTCGCAACCTGCCGCAGGAAACGGCACATTCACTTCGGATGTTTGAAGCTCTAGGACGGCAAAAGCGCCAAGAACACCGACTTGATTATTGGCAAAAAAGGTGTCGTACGACGCCGCCGCCGCCGGTTTCTTACCTTTCGCAGCTACACCAGATGTGAGTTTTTCGTAGGTAGCACGGTCCATCACACGTAGTTTGAGGTAATCCTGCGTTCCCTTTACAACCCGTTTATAAACTTCGACGGGCGCAACATATCCACAGCGTTCAAACAGTGTACGTGCAACAAAATAGAGTTTCACATCCGCTTCGGTCTCAAAAGGAATCGCTTCCTTTGCGTCTTCACGTAGAACTGCCTGAGGCGCCGTTTCGTCGTCCTCAGATGATACAACTCCACGACCAACTAGGGGGCGCCCCTCATCATCAAACTCTAAATGCGTATCGTATTCAAGAGCCTGAATCTTCTGTCCGCAACTCTTACAAATGTAAGCGGCTTCGAAGACGGGACCGGCATATTCTAGCAATAACGCTTTATGGAGCGCCTGTTGCCGCCCAGGATGTAGGAATTCGTTCAATAGCAGGACTTCGTGCTTACATATCATATCCTGACCGCAGTTGCCGCACATTATATAGTTGCCGCGTTGCCCCGCCTGGAACTGATTGAGGAACTTTTCGAAAAGTAACATGCGGTCTTCGTCGCGGCGAATATTCATAATCTTTTCGAGCTCTTTGACGTGTTTACAGGGGTTAATGATGGGTGCCGCTTGGAACGCGCTCACCGCATCACGTAATGTTGAAGTATTACGCTCAATGCGGCGCGCCTCCGCCTTATATGTATTTCCATACTTTGTTAGCAGTTCAGGTGCCACTCCGCCGGCAAGTCCGTAATAATAGACACCGAATGTTTTATTTGCCAGTGTAGTAAGTTTATTCACAATTGTAAAATCGTATGCTTTGAGTAATGTTTCGTCCTCCGTAGCCGCGGCGACAATCGGTTTGATTGTTTCATCATTGAGCGTTGTTATAAGGGCTGAGTCGCTCCCTAGAAGAGGCGCAACGGCGGGCACGGATACAAGCGCGCGGGCGGCAAGTGAGACTTTCATCAGTTCAGCGTATTGATTCTTCCATTTTATTATACCGGCATGAATCGCGGCTAAAACGGGCTCAAAGGCAGTTGTCGAAATCTCTAGATTACGAAGTCCGAACGAATCGAGAACCAGCATTAGGCGCTCGTCGTTGAAGGAAGTCGCTACGGGTAGGCGGTCGGCAAGGAAATCGGCAAGCGGTAGAACATTTTCGGGATCGTAAAATTCTTGTGCCGCCCAGTTTTTCATCAGGGATGTATAAAAGAGAGCGCGCGAATCGCGCGACGCTTCGCTCGCTCCAATATCCCATAAGAGCACACTTGAGCGAATAGGAGACCGAAATCGTAGCATATCACTGCTGAGAATGATTTGCGAAAGTACGTCGCCAGAATCGGCAGGCGCAACAACGGTCATTGCACCGGTTTTAGGGTTTCGTAAATACGAGGCAGAAAGCAGGCGTACGTAGCGATTGTTAATTGTACTGAGTGAATCAGAATAGAGAGATTGGGGCTCCTTTTTCTTATCAAGGGTTGCCGGTACCTCTAGAAATCCGATTACGGGCTTAGGCGGAATCTGCGAGCGTAGGACATCCATATCGTAGGGAATGCGGGCGCGTGACGCCGATGCAGGAATATACGCCTGTATTGTTTGGAGTACAGAATGTATATAACCAACAAAGGCATTGTCAAGGGATTGTTCGATAAATTTAGTACCGCTGGCGGCTACAGTTGCTAATGTACCAACATCCGAGCGAGACTCGGTATCTTCAGTTTCAAACGATTCTTTGTCATCGGTGTAGAGGACTTTCTTGACTGCCATAACAGGTAAAAAGGCGCGTAGGGAATCGCCGCTACGGTTACGATCAAGAATATCTTGGAGTGAGTCGACAACATAGGATGTGCTAGTATTTGGTATAACCGCACCGGCTTCATCACGAACAACAACGGAGTTCTTCATTGCTAACAATAAATCGGTCGTACGATAGAGGCTTTGCATAACTCTAGGATCGCGCTGCCGTTTGAGTGGAATATCAACAAGTAGTGATACAAACATATCTTCGCGCTGAACGCTATCGCTAAAGGTTCGTTCCTCACTAGGAATCTCTTCAACAAGAGCGGCGGGTAATGTATTATAGTCGAGTTCCGGGAATACTTCTGGTTCTGCTTCTTCCTCGACGGATTCGGCGTTGGAGGAGCTATTGTTTTCGGGAGGCGCGACGTTTTCGGGCGCTGCGCGTGGACGTAAAATATCATTTGGACTTGCGGAGCCAATAAATTGAAAGTTGAGCTCTGTGCCGTCGGCAAGTAAAATACCATCGTCCGTATCTGTCGCGACAATACGCGCAACCGTAGCTTCGCCAATGGGTGTACCTTCTACGCTGAAGATTTCTAGAATCTCTCCTTCGACAACGGAGAGTTGAAGCGAAAAATGCGGAGTTTTCCGCTTCTCGTGAATGAGAATCTCCTGGACGCCGAGCGCTTCTTGGAATAATCCAGTCTCTGGGTCTAGGGGAAAGTCTACACCGGTATTACTCGATTGTGTAGGACGGATGCGAATAAGCGCGCCATCGCGATAGATAATACGACCACTTGTTGTTTTATAGGCATCGCTCATAATAGTTACCCAGTCGCCCAATTCGGGCACAAGTTCGTCTTCCATCCCTCTAATGTAGATGCGGGTCTCTTTTCTACTCTACATTACCGCCGTGCCGGCAAAAAAATTGACGGGAGGTTTGCCAAAAAGGATTAACACAGCCGTTTCCTACAACTTCCTACATCTTCCCATGTCCGTCTTTGCCATCCTCCAATCTACCTACCCTACCTGGGCGTCCCTAGTCTCTTTCCTTAAGAGCGAGGACGGCGGGCATCTTCGTATTGATGACTATTCTACGCCAGAGCAGCCGTTTGCGCTGATTCGCTATGTCAAGGGCAAGAGTAACTTCTCTATTTCCCACGTTCGCGCATTCCGTTCCGTTGTGTGGGACGTGATTAAGAATGAGCCCGTGAGTATTGCACCACAGAAGAGCGAGAGTGGCGAGTCTATGCCTTTTAGCGATAATGCTTCGACCAACGGTTACGTAATTGAGCGCTTTATTGACGGTGTAATGATTTGCGGATTCTATGATACCTACAACAATCAGTGGCGTTTCCATACGCGGTCTACGCTTAATGCCAATTGTCGCTTCTATAGCCAGACGAAGAGCTTCCGTCAGCTGTTTGAAGAGGCGGTGACGGCAACGGTTCCCTGGAATACGTTCCTGTCGTCGCTCAACACCTCAGTACAGTATACCTGGGTTCTCCAGCATCCTGAGAACCGTATTGTATCATGTGTAACTACGCCTAAGATTACTTGCGTCCAGAAGCAGATGTATGTGGGAGGTACGATTCTTGCGGCGACGAATGAGTCCACACCGTTTGACGTACAGGCAATCAATGTCGCAACGTGGAGTGAGCTTACGGCTAAGCTTCAACTGGAGAACGCTCAGTTCAAGCACAACTTTCAGGGATATATTATTAAGAATGGTTCGACATTCCGCTGGAAGGTGCGTGGTGAAGCGTATAACCGCGTGCGGAAGCTGCGTGGCAACTCGGCGCGCCGCGACTATCTATGGCTCAGCCTATGGCGCGCTGATATGCTCCGCGACTACCTGGCACTGTATCCTGAGGAGCGCGTCCAGGCAAATGCGATTGTGGAGCGCTGGAAGACCATCAGCCGCACGGTATACAATCTGTACGTAGATGTCTTCAAGGCGCGCAGCCTGCCGAAGGCTCAGATTCCGCCGAAGTACCGTCCGTTTGTCTTTGGCATCCACAATCTCTATATTAATGAGCTCAAGCCTCAGAGCAAGACCGTGGACTGGAAGACGACACTCAGCTATATGAATTCTCGCGATACGGCACAGGCGCTCTATGCGATTAATTGGGAGGTTCGCACCCAAAATCAGCAGCAGACGATTCCGCTTGAGGCGCAGACTGAGGCACCTGATGTGTTACTTGACGCTGTAGAGCCGATTCCTACAGCGGCATCAAACCCGCCGGTGTATGAGGCACAGCCGGTGACGGGCGTTATCTAAACAAAAACACAGTCCAATCATATCTTAAATCCAAAACCAAATAAAAATAAGTAAAAACTCCAAACCCACTAAATTTTTCAATCATAGTTACTGCGTAACAATCGTCTGCTTAATGTAACCGCACTGGAGGAGAACTTCGTCCGCACTGTCTCCTATATCGCGGATTGCCCGCTGTAAGGCAAGAATCTTTTCAGTCTTCAACACGGCAGAGGCAATGTCTGAATGAGTAGATACAGGAGCAATAGTCACAGGTCTCGTAGCAGAAGGAAGAATAATACGCGGTCCGATTGTAGCGCCTGGAATATTATTGACAATACGTACTCCATCATTGTAAGCATTGTCTAACCCCCGCTGATTACGAGCAGCATAATAACGATAGGATCGACTTTTCACATTGTTAATGTCTTTTCGCTGGCGTAGAGTAATATTGGCGGGCAGAGTGAATTTTGGACTTTTCTGTTCGATGATCTCGTCTGCAACAGTATTCTGTTCCATGGTGTATGACAATCGTGAAGATTGTTTCAAATACAATCAATTTTTATCGCCGATGTGGAGAAAAATCTTCAACATCTTTAACATATTTTCAAACTATTTCTTCGTTTAAACACGAAAACTAACGAATCTATATACCTTAGAGCGATGTGCGGGATCTGGGCTGCATTAAAGGCAAAGGGATTTACGACGGAGCAGGCGCTCGCTTATATAAAGAAACTAGAGCCACGTGGACCTGAATATACCGCCGTAAATGATGTATCCGGTGTAATTCTAGGATTTACCCGTCTTGCGATTAACGGTTTGACCCCATTGGGACACCAGCCGTTTCTACAAACCAAAACCGCAACGGTATGTAACGGCGAGATTTACAACTACAAGGAGCTTGCCAGCCGTTGGAACCTTGATCTACCTGAAGGCACCAGTGACTGTGCTATTATTCCTCACCTGGCATCCCACCTTCCCCCTACCGAACTTGCGCGCGCACTGGATGGCGTCTTTGCCTTCGCTCATGTGAATACAGAGAATAACACCCTGCTTGTCGCAAGGGACCCCTATGGAGTACGTCCTTTGTTCGAAGCCCAGTACGCTGACGGCAGCACAATTTGGGCGTCAGAAATCAAAGCCCTTCCAACAAATTATACACAAATTCAGCCGTTTCCGCCAGGAATGTGGGCACTGTATAACATTACAACGGGAATCATGTTGGATTCTTGTAAGTATCACGAAGTTCCTCATGTGAAACTCGCCGCATTTGGATCTCCGAATGGTCTTTCATTTGCAAAGGCGGCAATAAGGGAGTCGATTCTATCTGCTGTGAAGAAGCGCCTTTTAAGCGACCGTCCTATTGGCGCGCTGCTGAGCGGCGGTTTGGATAGTTCATTAATTGCAGCGATCGCAGCCCGTGAGCTCAGACGCCATAATAAGAAACTTCATACGTTCAGCATTGGTATGCCTGGTTCAACAGACCTTGTCTATGCAAAAATGGTTGCCGGCTTTATTAAGTCAACGCACCACGAAGTCGTTGTCACACCTGAGGATTTTCTCAAGGCTATTCCCCAAGTAGTCCATGATATTGAGTCATACGATATTACAACCGTACGAGCCAGTGTCGGTAATTGGCTCATTGGAAAATATATTAAAGAAAATACAGATATTAAGGTTGTTTTTAACGGTGACGGCAGCGATGAAATCGGTGGAGGTTATTTATATTTTTACAAGGCGCCAAGTGACGAGGAGTTTGAGGCGGAGTCTGAACGGCTTCTTCGAGACATTCATTTGTACGATGTTCTCAGATCGGATCGGTGTATGGCGGCACACGGTCTGGAAGCCCGTACCCCTTTTCTAGATAAGAATGTGGTAGCAACCTGGCGGGCAATTGATACCTATTATCGCAGACCTAAACAGTCAAATAAAGAAGGGCGTGGTGCGATGATGGAAAAGTTTATAGTACGCGAGGCGTTCGTCCACGATCATTATCTACCGATTGATGTCCTTCTCAGAAAAAAGGAGGCATTTAGCGACGGTGTCAGCGCAACCACCGATTCTTGGTATTTAAAAACAGGAGAATACGCAAAAACACTCGACCAATCGCAGCAGACGTATACGCATAATCCCCCTACCACGGATGAAGCACGATGGTATCGGCAACTTTTTAACCAAAATTACGGCGACAAGGCGGCAACGCTAATTCCGTATATGTGGCTACCACGGTGGATTAAAGGGGCAACGGATCCGAGTGCCCGTACGTTGAAAGATTTATATCCTTAAAGTAAGGATGTTGAACGAATTACTTCTGGTCTTATCAGAAGTGATTCTATCCGCATACCCGATGTTGATTAAACTTGTAGATGTATCGGTTCTTTTTCAAACTGGCTTGCGCATGGGGGTATTTACAGCATTGGCGGCGGTCGCCGCACTTATCACAAAGAGTCCATTAGCGATTGGTACGTTGCTATCCACCGAAACCCTTGCGACCGGTGTTCTCAATCTGATTCACGTATTTACAAGTTATACGGCATTCGACCAATTGACGGGCGGAAATGCGATGGCGCTCTTTTATACGTATCCTGTATTTAATATCTTAGGAACGGCGGCGGTTTTCAAGGAGACGATTCCGCTCACGTCTGTACCGTGGATTGCCCTTGCCCTTGCCGGCGCGGTCGCCCTTGCTCAGCCTACAGCGACAAATTGGACCCTTATTGGTGTTATCAGTGCCCTGGTCGCGGCACTAACAGAAGTTGGTATTTATATATGGTTTCGATGGCGTAAGGAAAAGGAGTCAACGCAGCCCTGGACGAAAATGATTCAGATGTACGGCAGCAGTGGTATTTTATGGTTCGTGGGTATCGTCGCTGCCGCTGCCCTAGGCGTCCTCGCCAAGAATACACTGAATATAACGCCGTCGAGCCTCACAAATATTCTTGCATTTAACTCCCTCATTGGATTCACCGGCTACGCCCTAAGATTCTTTCTCATTCCTCAGGTGAGTACAATTATCTTCTCTGCCCTTTCGTTCTTTGGTATTGTCAGCGCCTATGTATTCGATTGGATATTTACAAACCAGAAACCAAACGCAATACAACTTGCCGGTGCAATTGCTATTATAATCGCAAACACAGTTCTTGTAACAAAGGAAACCGTCTAAAGATAAGAATAAAATATATTTAAAATGACGCCACGTCCTCCAATGCTACGAAATGGCATCTATGTCTTTTCGTACCGTCCTATTGAACGCTGGGAACGCAAACTTCTGATTGATAATTCCTATTACAATGGCAATCATCAACTCACCACAAAGCCAATTCTTCTTCATGTGAATCGACGTATCCATAATACGATTGAAGTCAATAAAGAATTCAAGGCTCACTATGTGAAGGATTGGTTCATTTATGAGTACCGAAGCGAACTAACCCAAATTTTTCCCCGTGAGTATACGTGGATGAATATTACGGCTCCAAATCAAAGTACCTTTACATCATATATACCTGATATTATCAACTCAGGAGATACTATCATGTTTGATACGCCAACCCCAAAGCATCTAAATTAGACACATAGATCAAGAATAGGATGGCTGCTACACCCGCAAATAGCCTAACCCTTGTAAGTACAGGGCTCGCCGACGCGCGCCTTATGGCTACAAAGGGCAATCCAGATATTCACCAGTTCGTTCACGTAATCAATAAAACGACACGTTGGGCGGCGCAATGGAATAAAGTTGAGTTTGATGGTGCGCCCGAGTTCGGACAACGTGTCTCTCTTACGGTGCCTATAATTGGAGAACTTGTCAATGGAATTACAATTGTGGTCGAGATGCCAGATATTTACGCTCCCCAACTTGCCGCAATTCGTGCTGCCAACCAAGATTACAGTATCCAGACCATTGACCCTAATAACCTAGGAAATTTCTTAGGACCGCTGTTTGGTTGGACAAACAGCCTAGGGCACGCACTTATTCAGCAGATAGAGTTGGAAATCGGCGGACAAATCGTCGAGACATTTGATAGTCGATTGTTAGAAATCCTAGATGAACTCAACGAAACTACCGAATCTGCGCTAGCAAAGAATTTTATGATTAAACGTACCGCAAATGGCTATCAAAGTACGACGTATTTAACTCCGAGCCCTACAAAAGTATATATACCGATTCCATTTTGGTTTTCAAAGCCAGGCGTCCATTCGCACGCGTTACCGATTCAGGCACTCGCAAACGACGGTGTGCGTATTCATGTGACCTTTCGTCCAATCAACCAATTAGTCTATACAGAGGCACGAGCGAATCCACTGACAATTGGGCTCGCAAATACACCTGCCTATACATCTCCCTTCAATCCAATGGTCCAATTCACAGGGTCACCGTTTTGGCAGATAAATCCCCCAATCGGACCAACAGGACCGGTATATACAATGAATGCGAATATGGGGACTACGCCGGTGACCGGTGGACTTGTACCAAATGTAAATATACCGCTGAGATTTTCTCCGATTGCCGCCTATGCTATGATTGAGTATATTTCGTTAGAAGAGCAGGAGGCAATTGCCTTTCGAAGTGCCGAAATTACGTATCAAGTCCAACAACATTTTGCGATTC